TGATCGACGATTCGGAAATTATTGATCTGGATTATCAGAAACCGTTTTTAAGAGAGGATTCTATAAAAAAGAACGTGAGATGGTCGTCAAATTTAGAACAAACCGCGGCGAGAAGACATCAACCGGTTGTTTATGCGAATGAACAATATCCGAAACCATTGATGAAAAAAGAAGCCACGGTTGATCATTCGTTGTTGGAAACCTTGATCCATAGTGTACAGAGTTTAAAGGCGGAAATCGATTCTTTAAAAACGAATCGACCCGTTCCTCCTTTGTTAAAGCCGACGGCGACACATGCCGTTGAACAAAGCTCAAGAGAACATAATCCGTTGGTTTCGAATATATTATCCAGACTGAAGAAAAAACAATCGGATTTTTCGGAAGACAGTTTACAAAATGTTAATTTTTCGTTTGAAGAATTAAGCTGAATTGGTAATCTGGCGTCTTACTATTTTTTTTATATTTTCGGCAATTTTAATTTGTTCGGCACGAATAACTTGCGCTTTATTTTTTGAATCTTGATCCAATTGTTCTTTTAAACGCAATTGATTTTTAACTGCTCCTATTATTTTTCTAGAAATTTCACTTGTAGAAATATCTGCACCTGTACTCGATTGATTAGGTCCTGTGCCATTAGGTCCTGTGCCATTAGGTCCTGTGCCATTTGATTTTTCGCTTTTTGATCCAAATAGAGATTGCATTCCTTTGCTCATACTATTGAGGACGCCCGAAGAAGATCCGCTTTTTCCAAAACCGGTTACTGGAGCTCTAAAACCTTGACTTTGATTAAATCCTTGACCTTGACCTTGATTATAACTTCGACCAACACCTTGATTAAAACCTTGACCTTGGCCTTGATTAAAACCTTGACCTTGACTTTGATTAAAACCTTGACCTTGACTTTGGTTAAAACCTTGACCTTGACCTTGGTTAAAACCTTGACCTTGACCTTGTTCTCCATTTAACCCGTCAGGATTTTCACATGAAACTGCGTTTCTGATTTTATCTTTGTCCTCTCGAATACGGCGATCCTTGAAACGAAATTTAATAAGCTCTTCGTGTGTGCTGTTCTCGGGCGGCTCCAAAATACCCTTTTTCTGTGTAGTCAACCATTCGTCTACTTCAGCGGTATGATATTTTGCCATATCAAAAATACCACCAAAATCATCAACCCCGCTAATTTTCTTGGGCCCTTTATTAATTTGAACAATACCTTTTTTGTTTGGTGAAGTATGCTGATCTCCTATAAAAAATCGCATGTTTACTTCCCTTCCAGCAAAAGGTGTATTTGCGCTTGTCACATTTTTTGCAGTTGTTTTCTCGGAGTTTGTACCGTTCGTGCTCTTAGATTGTATCATTTCGTAATCAGCGCCTGTTTCAACGCCACTGGTTGATCCGGGTTGGTCTGGTTCTACTTTCCTTCTTGGTTTTTCCATTATATTATATATATTATAATATAATATATAATATACTTCACATACGAAGTTCCGTCGGTTAATTAAATAATATATTCCTATATTTTTCAACGTATTTATCGTCGATGAACCGTTTGGTGAATAATGCAATCTTATCTTTCATGTAGATTTTGTATCCCCCGCCGTGTTTTATCTTACGGAATGATTTGATGGGATGATCTATTTCGCTCGTTAAAAATGTGATAATAAAAAATAAACAATACATTCCGCACTCCGTATCCGTACGTTGATGCTCGTGCTTGTTTTGATAATATTTGAAATGAATTCCTATTTCTTTTCCTTGTCTAATAATCTCGTCTCTCAATCGCTTTATTTCAGGTGGAACATCATTAAGAGCACTATCATAATAAAAAATAACGGCTTCATTTATGTCAACAAACATAGAGACCCAATGAGAACCCGGCTCGTCGTGTTTATCTAAATTAAATACGATGCCTAGTTTCACCTTTCCTTGTTTTTTAAGATCACTTATCGATAATTTACATAGATCTTCCCATACGCATTTTCCGCCTTCTTCTTCCAATTTTGTATCATAATCGATCGACGACGGTCCTAACAATTTGAACTCTTTATGAGTGATTTCGTATTGTTTCAGAACATTTTCAATGTCGTAATTCGAGAGCCATGCATTTGGGTTTTTCTTCCAATCCGGTGGTTTATCTGGCGCAAAAGTGAATTTATCGATCTGTTTTTTTAGAACGGGATCTTGGATTTCTTTCAACCAACAATCTTCGGTGGGGCAATTCGACATACGATCTTTCAATTCGGTCCACATGGCAGACGGATTGTTCGATTTAATTTTTTCCGATGGGTGAGAATCATTATACGCATTTTTAATTTTTTGAAGAATGTCTTTGGAATAACACGTATCCGGCCCAGCACGTTTCATTTTTGCTGCGGGACTACAGTTCATTTTTTTTATGGTTTTATTGCGTTTTTTTTCTTGGATCTTATTTTTATTACGCGTGTATCTCATATATTATCTTATAGTATATTGATATATTAATTGGTCCTAAAATTTTGAGACCTCAAATCCATCCATAGTTTTCCCAAACGATTTTCAGGGAACCGTAGGTCCCCCTACCAGTAACACCCCTCTTCCACATTCAAATACCCATCGACCCGCTCTTTTTCGTCAGGACGAATCCAATGTTCGTTATAAATTTTACAAACGTCAGGCCGATCGTCCCATCGTTTACCTTTGATTCCGAATAAAAGTTGTAATATTCCTCCCATATAAATGGCAGATTTATTCTTATGATTCCGGATGTAATTAACTAAAGGTAGTCCATATCCACCGCACCCAAGAAGAGCCACATCAAAATCCATTTTATAAATTTCCGAACACAATTCATCGTAATTGTCTATCCAGCTATCACCCAATTTATTTCCGGCGCAAGTATTTGGCGATTTTAGTACCATTAATTCGAAAGCAGGGAGCGTATCTTGGTTCAAAAATAATAATTTCCTCTTTTTATATTGCGACAATATTGATTTTGTAAAAGGATGTATAATTAGAACCTTCTTTCCCTCCAAGAATTTTGTCCAAGGCGCAGAATATTTAAAAAACTCCAAGCCAGAAGCGTCAAAATGCCTCAGTCGGTACGTGTTTATAAATTTGGATTCAAATGGTGTGATCCAAGAATTATTCCAATTCGCCAAATAGGTACACGTCTGTAATGCAATATTAAAAAGATTAGCGTACAAAATTTTATCTTTACCGTCGTGTTGTTCGTCAAAATAAATCCCGGCGTTGTTATGGAGTTTTTGCAAAATGTCCTTGTATCTTTCCTCATAATTTTCTATTCTTTCCAAGAAACAATATGAAAATACGGTTTCGGCGCCTATTCCGCAACGAACAATACTGAATGGATCTTTGGATTGCAATAGATGAGATATAATGACGTTTCCTTCTAAGGGTTTATTTTTAATGGAAATGTGTTTTTGTTCTGTAAACAATAAATTGGACAAGTTCATATATTATTACCTAAAGTTATATTTTATATTTTCTGGCGGAAATAATACGTCTTCGTCGCCGTTTTGTTGATTCGATAATTCTATTTCTAAATATTTTATTAAGGCGTGCATATATGCGCCGAATGCGTCCGTTACTTCATTTGTATATTGATGTTTTTGATGATCAATTAAATTTTCGGTTATTTCCAAGATATTTGATCGGAATCTCTTTGTTTTTTTAATGAATTCTTGGTATTCGTTGTGTTTTTCTGGGTCCGTCTTGGATAAATATTTTTGATAAGCGGATTTATTTAATAAAAGTTCCAAGGTAATTTTATCAATGTAAGGATTACTTTTTGGTGGCGAACAGTCCTCTGATAAAATTGAATTCTCTTCGTCCGACATTCTTACTATAATAAAGTATTATTTTATAATAATGATGACGCTATTCTCACGATTGTTTCATTATGTTATGTTGATTTCATCGAAACATGGGATTGATGGGTCACATGGGTTAAAGCATAGTATGGACGTTTTGCATTATACTCAATCGATTTATAATATAGAGGTTCTAAAACGTCCTATTTTACAACAACACGAACGAATTATTTATACATCGGCAATTGTTCATGATATGTGCGATAAAAAATATATGACACAAGAAGACGGAATTCGCGATATTCATCGATATTTAGAAGATGATTTGACCGATAATGAATTGACAATAGTAAAACAGATCATATCCACAATGTCTTATTCAACGGTTAAAAAAGAGGGGTTTCCGCATATGGGTCCATATCAGTATGCGTATGACGTAGTAAGAGAGGCTGATCTGTTGGCTGCATACGATTTTGATCGATGTATGATGTACAAAATGCATTTGTATGGACTAGATAAACAAGTAGATATGATGGATGTTTTCAGAGACGCCGAACATTTATTCGAAAATCGCGTATTTAAACACAATGAAGACGGACTGTTTCACACTGAGTTTGCAAAAGATTATTCGAGTCAATTGCAAACACAGGCTTTGGTGAGAATGGATTCATGGAAAAAACTGTTGCACAACCCAAGATTTAGAACATGACGAATCATATTTAGAAGGTAGAATGAATGCGAAAACTCGGGATATAAATATATTTATTTATTATATACTATTTTTCATATGCCGATATATAATTTGAATAAATCAACGGAAAATTTATTTATCAAAATAAAAACGAAGATATGGTGGCTTTTATTGGGAGTTCTTATTTTTTGTATATTGTGGGGGAAGAAACTTTCCCTTTTATGGCAAAAAAATATAACAGAAGGACACAATACTATGAAAGACGAAGAGAGCGACGAAGAAAGCGACGAAGAGAATGAGAATGAGGAGAATGAAGAGGACGGAGAAGATAAAAATACAATTTTACAAATCATTTCAAATAAAAACACGCGGTTGTCTGATTCTTTACCCGCTACAGAAACTTCATCTGGGTCTAGACCCCCTGCTCGGACACCTTCTGCTGGATCTAGAACTCCAGCTTCAACTACTTCATCTGGGTCTACAACCCCCGCTCCAACAAATTCATCTGGATCTAGAACCCCCGCTCCGACAAATTCATCTGGGTCTACAACCCCCGCTCCGACAAATTCAGCTGGTTCTACAACCCCCGCTTCAACTACTTCATCTGGGTCTACAACCCCCGCTCCGACAAATTCCTCGGGTGGAGGTTCTGGTGGCGGAGGTGGAGGTGGAGGTTCTGGTGGTTCTAACTCTACTTGCCCTCCGTCAAAATGGAAGATAAATGATAAAGTTCAAATAATAAAACCTAATAATGCTCCAGCAGTTCCCGGTACTATTAGAAGAGTTGATCTTAATTCAACTGGCTGTGTGTATAGTTATATGGTTCAATTATGCGATGATTCTACAAATACATATCTAGATTCCGACTTAGTTAGTGCACCACCGCCAGGAAGCGCGCCAAATTCTTGCAATTCGAATGGCGACAGAGGACAGAATGTTGTCACACTTACTACCAGTCCCGTTCCATCTGGTACTACATCCGCTCCCAGTGCTCGTGTAACCACATCGAACAGCTGCAACGAATTTACTGTGATGGTGACAAACGGAAAACGCGAAGGAGAGAGTTGGTCTTATTCAACCAATGGAAATAGGGGATCAATTCCTTGCCCCCTTGACAGTTTATTACAGACCGTCGATAATAGTCCTTTACCCGGGTGGGTTTGCACAGACGCCATCGTAGTCGACAACGCCAATAAAGTTTTGTTTGATCGTTCTACGTGTGCGGACAAGCAAACTTCCGACGAAAAGTGGTCATATTCCGAATCAACTAAGAAGGCTACTGTCAAAATTCCGATGACTGACACCATTACAACCTACGCGAATTCTCAGACTCATAGCATATTTTTGACGTACGTACCAAAAGTTTCAGTTCCTTCACCTACTCCTTCCACATAATAATATATGTTGATATTATATGAAAAATTACATTGAAAATATAGAAAACGTACAAGAACACGTAAATTCCCATTTAGTTATAAGAAATAATGAAAAAAATAAATTCGGCGAGGTTTTAACGCCGCCGAATTTAATTGACGAAATTCTCGACGAATTTCCTGAGCATATATGGAAGAACAAGGATCTCAAATGGGTAGATCCGGCTGCTGGAACGGGAAATTATTTTGCATTGGTATATTCGAGGTATATGAAATCGTTGATAAATCATTTTCCGGAGAAAAAAGCAAGGTCGAAACATATTATTCAAAATATGCTTTATATGGTTGAACTCAATTCCAATAATATAAAATCATTGCGCGGTCTATTTGGTAAAAATGCAAATATAATTCATGGCGATTTTTTGGACGTTGGTGCAAATGTAGATCCGGACATTATCATTGGAAATCCTCCTTTTCAGGTTGAAAAAACGGAAGCGTATGAAGGATCGTCGGGCCACCGCACCCTTTGGGATAAATTCGTAAAGAAATCATTGGAAACCATAAAACCCGGAGGATATTTAGCTTTTATTACTCCAGCGAATTGGCGGAGGCCAGAGTCAGATTTATACGAAATAATGACAAAACAAAATCGGTTATTATTTTTGCACATTTATGGAAAAGGCGCGGCAAAAGAATTATTTGGAATACAATCGCGGTTCGACAATTATTTGATAAGGAAATCCGCGGCATCGCCAAACGTTAGAACAAAGATTATCGACGAATTGGGGTCTGAAATCCAAGAAGACGTCGGTGTGTGGCCTTTTTTGCCAAATTACGAATACGGCGCGATTCGATCGATGTTGTCCAAAACGAATGGAATCCAGGTGATATTCGATTCCTCTTTTTATGATGCGCGTAAATTAAAATCCAAGGAAACGACAAAATATAAATACCCGGTAATTCATACTATAACGAAGACTGGTCTTGGAATAAAATATGCGGACCAAGTGAACGAAGAACAGATCGGTGTTAAAAAAGTCATTTTAAATTTCAATGAAAAACAATATCCATACAATGATTTCCAAGGCAAATACGGAATGTCGCAATTATCGTTTGGAATTCCTATATCTTCGAAAAAGGAGGGGGATCAATGGACAAAATTCATAAATAGCGATCGATTTTCGCGCGTTTTGAAAGCTACAAAATGGAATGCGTTTCAAACGGATTATCGCATGTTTCACTATTTTGATCGAGATATATATAAACGAGATGGAAAAACTCGTAAAATGCGCTTAACTAAAAATAAAACCAGACGTGTAAAAAATTGAACCTAGTTTGTCTTTATTTCAAAAGTAAAAACAAACATGACCGAGCCACAGGAAATCGTAAACCCGAATTTTAATGCCAAAACGTGCTCCCTAAAAGAGGGAAAGAACATGGTACAATGCAATAAGAGCGGCGATGTATACAAGTTTATTAAGGCGGGAAAAAATTACGTTATTGAACTACCCGATACAAAAACCATTTTAAACGTCAAATGCACCGGTGCGGGCATTCTAGCTGCCGATATGAAAATTATAACGGCGTTTGTTGACGAAACACGGGATCATGACAGCGAAACGTGTACATTTTCATATAAATATGAAACTTTTGATAGTGTTTATTATACGTCTTTCAAATATCGCGAAAAATGCGTCGTTTATATTTCGGTCGATGATTTGTTTTGAGCCATTAAATGAAAACGACTTTTGCCTTTGGTTTTATATTTAGTTTTTTACACGTTCCTCCTTCTAGTTCCAAGACAAACTCCCCTTTTCCTATATAACTCTCACATGGTTCTTTATTGCACGGAGGGCAGCTATGGTAAATTTTTGTTATTGTACCCGCGGTATTTATAAATACCACGTCCAGAGGAATAATGCAATTTTTCATCCAGAACGAAGATTCTGAACGATCCATCACAAAAAGGGCTGCGTCGAATCGGGTGAATTTCTTGCCCATCATACCGAGCCGAATCTCTTCTGGTTCTCTTAACACTTTAGTTTTGAATATATTTTCGTTTATATATGTGTAAATGTACATATATAAACCTTATATAAAATATTGGTATAGGTTTTTCTAACTAATAAATTGGCAATTGAAAGGTTAAAGCGCGTCAGAAGAACGTTTCGATGATGGCGTTTCAATATCGGACATTGTCTCTTTCGTTGTTCTTGACGATTGTGATCCATGTGATCGTTGTGATCTTTGTGATCCCTGTGATTTTAGTGATCCGCGCGTAGAAGACCTTTTACTTTGAGTAATCGAATGAAGTTTGGATGTTCTAGTCTTTTGATTTACTTTTTTTGCGGATTTCCTAGATTTCATCCTCAAACACTGGAAATCTAAAGATCGGTAATAACCGCTTTTGCATTTTTTAGTAAGTTTTTTTTTGATGGGATCGTATTCTAGATTTATTAGTTTCTTAAAATTAGACCCATATAATTTATTCACGATATTCAGCATCTCTTTTAGAGTCAACATATCTTTAGAAAAACGTTTGTTTATAGTATTTCTTAACCACACCCCTATTTCAAAACGGAAGAATCGATTTTCTATTAAAATATTGTCCGATTCTAAAGGAAAAGTAGTCGAAAATAAATCGATCTTCGAATCCGACAGCCAATCTATATAAGAATTTACGGTTTTGGGTTCCTCAAAATGTCTGAAATAAGAATGCATTGAATACAACGGATCTCCGTAATGTTTATCTGATTTATTTAATTCTTCCAATGCCGAACTTTCATAATTGACATCGGTTTTTTCCTCGTCTTCAAATTCATAAATCGGTGATATAATATCGGGTTGCCAAAATAATCTATGCACGTCATCGAGATCAGAAATATCAAAACTTTCGCGGAGTATTTCTTTGACGCGTTTATATAAAGTTGCATTATTATGTCGTGAAGCAAAACTTAAGTAATCTTTCAAATAATCTTCAAGTTCTTTATCTAAAATGGCTTTATGTTCCTGGATGTAATAAAACAATTTATAATAAATTAAAAACATGTAGGTTTTCAAAATTTTTCCAGGTTTTGCCTTTACATCAATTTCCTTTTTTTTATTATCACTTCCCATTTTGGAAGTTTCGTTGAAATTTTCAATGAGATTATCTACAATATCTTCAACAAAAACAACGGTCTCTAGCTCCAAATTATGGGATTCAATATGAGTTTTGCTCTTTTTAAAATTGGGAACTTCTAATATTTCTTTTATTATATCTCCAAGATCTTCGGCTTTGCATCGAAACGTCATTTGTGGTATGAATGTTACATCTCCAAGATCGTGGGTATTTATCATATTTTCTGTGTCATAGGTGTCCATGTAAAATAAATTTGTATCCGGTTTATGATATAAACGCCGGTCGTCTCCTAGTTCTCCGATAGGAGTATAATGAGTTTTTTTCTCAGATTGAATTAATAATGTACCTTTGATTGGTTTCAAACCAGTAAGATGATCTACAATTCGACTGCACGCGTCAACAAAAGTTTCTATAATTATATCCGCATTCTCTTTTTTGGGGCTATAATACGTAACAATATATTCAACGCCTGTGAATGTTTCGCATGAATCGGTGATTTCTTCTGAAAATTTAAAGTCGTACATTTTTCCGCCCTCTGTTTTGAAGAAATACATGTCATTTTTGGCGATATTTACTTCTTCACAATGAGTTTTTACTATATCACTAAAATCGACGTCACCGACATCATTAGTAATATTAAATTTTATGGTTTTTTTATTATCCGTTTTTCTATTTTCGGTGAAATATTCTAAATAAGATTCGTTTTCTCTCTCTGCTAATAATCTCATTTTTTCTTCTTTCATTTCTGCTTCAAATTCCTCTTGAAATTCGGCCATATCCTCTAAATCTTCAAATTCCTCCGGAACTTCTTCATTTTCCTCATTTATTGCCTTTTTTTCATTGGGAGGCTTGTCGTCTTTATGTATGGGAATACGAACTGATATATAATTATCGTCAACCTCGGTTGCGCTTCCCGTTTCCAATTTTCCTTCCAAAACGCGCAATGATACGTTCGAATTGATCAATGATTTTTTATTTTTATGGAGCGAAAGTTTTGCTATATCATGGGTTTCGAATTCATATCCTATGCTTAATATTTTTTTAAAGGTTTTATCTGGTATTAAACTTCCTCCTTGAATCATTATATATATAATCGAATATTTTTATTACTCCTTTTCGCGTCAGATGGATTATGATTTTTTTAATCCATTGAACCAAACGGTTAATACGCCTTGTAACAATGCAAAAACGAACATTACTATTATAATTTTTAGCCAATCTTTTTTACTAGGCATCTCGATTTTCGTTTCGCGATTACTGAATTTACCAATGTTGTAATGGATTATATTCTCGAAAAGGTTCACGAATATATATACACAAAACGAAATGATAATGAGATGAATACTAGAACCGGAAATAATATACATTATACATATAATGCACATTATTTATTGTGCTGTTCTTTTGTTGGCGTCGTGTAAAAAACGCATATTGAAATCCGGAGTATTCAGTTTTGCACCTTTTTTTAAAGCACATCATATCTTGGTTTTAGAACCGGAAAAAAAGCAGGAGGGTATTTATTTAATAGATTTTTCGCCCTTGAATCCGGATAAATCGGAGACGCTTTTGAATTTAGCGTTAGGTAAATGGGTTCCTGCAGAACTCCGTCTACGTAATATTCGATGTACAAGTGTAGACGATGAAATCTTGGAAAAATGGTACAATACGAATCGCGATCTTTCATCCGAAGAATCCTTACAACTTACCGAGTGTACGTTGAATAAAATACAAGATGAAGAAATCAAACGGGTTTACAAAGATATAGAATCATCTTGGAAAAAAGAGATGAATTTATACACATATAATTGCCAGCATTTTACTAGAACCATGGTTTGAGTTCCAGTTGTTTATAATTACGATCATGGTGCATGGGAACATCGAGCGGAACAACGAGCGTGCTTTGGTCTTGTAAATATTTCATATATCCTACCGTTTCGTTGTAAATCATAGGAACACATTGACTCAAGACCAGATCATTTAACCGTTCAACTTGACCAGTTACGTCTTTTGCATAATGTTGAGCGTATTGTAAATAAATATTTCGCATGATGATCTTGAGAGCGTCCATGTTTTGCGGCGGAATGACATATTGATTTTTCGACATTTCGTAGACACCGGCGCGAAGACCGTTCTGTACAATCTGCGCATTTCCTTGCGAAAAAAACACTTTCGCTAAAAGGTTATTT